AGGAGATACTATCAGAATCACAACACTAGATTCTATCCCTGTTATCATTCATGATAGCATAGTGTGGGAGAAATTCATCACTACTAAGGATACCATTATAAAGTATAACACAGTCTATGTGCCAAAAACACGAATAGAATTAAAACGTGAATACAAAATAAAAATAAAAACTATTTACAAAGATAAGGTAGTTGAAAAAGCACAAGCACGAGCTGAAGGCAAAAAGAATAGACCTAAAGGAAACTTAAACTTACTTTTTGTAGGAGTTGGAATAGGTTTATTGCTTTCGTACTTATGGAAGTATGCAAAAAAATCATTAATCTAAATTTTTATGGCAAATAACAGCGCAAGGTTTCGACTTAAACAAGACGAGATTGAAATACTTATGCAATATCGTGGCATCAAAGAAGCAACCGATGAAGCTGGAGTTGATGACAAGGACGTAAAACACGGTTGGTTAAAAACAAAACAAGCAAGTTTATTTTTTAAAAACCCAAATTTTAAACAGGAAGAACTAAACGAAATACAAAGAATAAAAGACGAATGTATAAGCGAAGTTAAAAAATACGCACCAAAATATAATATTAATACAGCAATAAAATATGATATTGATACGGACGGACATTTACTTGTAATTGATATTGCGGACTTGCATATTGGAAAATTAGCAACAGCATTTGAAACAGGCGAAGATTATAATTCACAGATTGCCGTTAAACGTGCAAAAGACGGACTACAAGGCATCCTAAACAAAGCAAAAGGGTTTTATATAGACAAAGTATTATTTGTTGCAGGAAACGACATTTTACACACCGACAACACAAGGCGAACTACAACAGGTGGAACACCGCAAGACACCGACGGTATGTGGTACGACAATTTTATAATGGCGAAGAATTTATATATTGAACTTTTAGAACAATTAATGAATTTCGCTGAAGTCGAAGTTGTTTACAATCCAAGTAACCACGATTTAACGCACGGTTTCTTTTTAATGCAATTAATAGAAGCACACTTTAGCAATTCAAGTATTCGTTTTAACGTAGATTTAAAACACCGAAAAGCGTTTAGGTACGGAAGTAATTTAATAGGCACAACACACGGTGACGGAGCAAAAATCGAACACTTACCGTTATTGTTAGCAACGGAGTTTCCAATACTTTGGAGCGAAACAAAACACCGATATATTTATTCGCACCATATTCACCACAAAACAAGCAAAGATTTTATAGGAGTAACATTTGAAACGTTACGTAGTCCTTCAGGTTCAGACAGTTGGCATCAAAAAATGGGATATACAGGCGTTCCAAAAGCGGTTGAAGGTTACATACATCACAAAGAATTTGGACAAGTCGCCCGAATTACGCATATATTTAGCGTTTTATTTCTTTTTTCTTTGTATTTTTAATTTATTATAGTATATTTGTCATTCATAGTGGAAAAAAAGAAAACAGTTGTAAGCTCCCCAGCACGCAGCTGTTTTTTTTTGCATGAATAATGCTAAATATAGTTTACAAATAACGATACTTTTGTTAGATATGCTTTACATAATAGGCATAATTCCGATTAATTGTCCCGTTTTTTACGAAATAAATTGGACTTTTTTATGGTTATAACCCTAATAATAGCAATGGCTTTAAAGGTTTTACCTGTATAATAATACATTATTAAGTAAAATTCACCTTGATTAAGTGTTTTACTTATTTAGAATGAATATAAATTACACTTTTTTCTATTCAGCAAACGCAATAAACACAAGGATTTTAAAAATAAATTAAAAATAATTGTTAAAAAGTATTGTAGTTATTAAAATAGTACTTATATTTGCATATAATTATTAACGAAACAATTTAAAAACTATGAAAACAGAATTTAACAAAGTAATTGACTTCTTGGAAACACAACAACAGGAAAACAAATTAAACACGAACCAACTGCATTTAATCATCCAGACTTTAGCAACATTTTTAGACGATGAGCAGTTAAAAGAAGTAGAAAATTTATTTAACCAATTTAAAAAATAAGACTATGAAAAACTTAATTGATTACTTTACACCAACAACCGAAGAACACAAATCGTTTTTAAGGCACTTTTTAAGCACTCTAACGGCTTTTATTGTTTTGGGTGGTATGTTTTATTGTTTAATGTATTTAAAAGCGTTGTAAGATGGAAAATAGAAATTTAGAATTTTGGAATAAAGGTTGGGAATTAACCTACGAATTTACAGGTTGGACTTATTCCATAGCAGGAACTTGGGAATTTAAAGATTGGGACGAAGTTTCGGAATATGCGTTTATTGACTTAGACGTTGAAGTTTCGGAAAAGTGGTTAACAGAAACAGATGACAATTTACAACCGCACGTTCTTGGGGTTCGTATTTTAGAAGATTTACGTTTAGAAATGCAGGAAGCAATAAACAGCGACCTTCAGCACTACAACTTTTGGGAATGGAAAACAAGTAACGATGAAAGTGACTACATTTTTTATTACGAACTATGACAAGCGGAACAACCTACGAACAATTGGATTGGTGGCAACGACAATGGCGCGGTTCATTTGATTTAGGGTTATACCTTGAGATTTGCAGAATTAAAAAAAACGAACAAATAAAATATAAACCTATGAAACGATTTAAAGCAACTTTTAAAACTTGGGCGTATGTTGGCGCACCTGTTAAGTTAGAAACACGAATAGTTGAAGCTTACGACTTCCAGCACGTTAAAAACTTAATACAAAAGAATGATGATTTAATTATATTAATAGAAGAGGTATGAATCAAAACAAAATGTACAGGTGTATAAAACTTATGGAGTATCTTCAAGAGAAATCAAGAAATATGAATACAATAGCAAAATATCTAAATGTAAGTATAAGAACAGTTTACCGTTATCTAAAACTTTATGAAGCACTTGGATATGAAGTGAAAAAAGATATGTTTAATAAAGTAAAACTAGAAAAAATATGAAAACAAAAACATCAAGCTTAATGGATGGTACAAATACATTAAATAAATTAACTGAAGAACACAATGAAAGAGTACAAAAACTAATAGACAAAGACATATTTGAACAAGCCACTGTAGCAATTGAAGAACATTATGGTTATGGTTTTGAAACTGAAATAGATGCTTACTTCAGAGGTGCTAAATGGATGCAAAAACAATTTATTAAAATGAAAAAAACAGCAGTAGAATGGTTGCAAGAAGAATTAAAAGGAGTTTATGAAAGTGAGTATTTTAATTTAAAAATCAAAGAAGCATTAGAAATGGAAAAGGAGCAGATAAAAGATGCATTTGTAGAATGTTGGAAATCAAATGTGCCTGATGGAATAGAGTGTAAATTAGATGCTGAACAATACTACAACGAAACCTTTAAATCAGAATAAGATGAAGATAATACACCTAATCAATGAAACCTACCAAGTAGTAACTGAAGATGAAACAACAGTTTACTTTCAAGGGAGTATAGCAGAATGTGAAGCATTTAAACAACAAGAACAATGAAAAAAACAGCAGTAGAATGGTTGGTAAATGAACATTTTGGAAGTATAGAAAATTGTACTCCTGATTTTAGAAAGTGCATTGAAGTAGCCAAACAATTTGAAAAAGAACAGATAGAGGATGCCTATAAAAATGGTTGGAATGCAGGTGATTTTGGTAGTGATTGTTGGGAAGAACTTTATTATAACGAAACATTTAAAAATACGGAACAATGAAACACACAGCAATAGAAATGTTAATTGAATATTTTTTAACACAACAAAAAGAAGGATGTTCACATTGGTGCATTCACGATTTAATTGCTCAATTATATGTATTTAAAGAAATAGAAAAAGAGCAGATAATTGAAGCACACGGAAACAAATTAAAGCAAAGCCGAGACGAAGGAAATTACGAATATTGGTTTAGCGGTTTAGATTATTATAATAAAGCATTTAAAAAAACGGACAAATGATAGAACTAATAAAAGAAATAATAGAACAAGACGGACTTGCAAAGAAAAACCGAAAACGTGAAATAGTACACAGGCGGATTTATTTGTTTAGGAAGCTACGCGAAGACGGACACACACTAAAAGGAATTGGAAGTTTGTTTAATATGAACCACGCTACAATATTACACGGTTTAAAAACTTACCAAGATTTAAGCGATACAAACGACAAGTTATTTTTACACGACATTGAATACTACAAATTGCTTTTGAGTTTAGAACGTCCAGAACTTGACTTGCGTAAAGAAACAAAAGAAGCAAAGAACTTAAAAGACTTGCGTAAAATTCAGTTAAGAATAAAGAATAAATTTTATTAATCGTGTTTATGTTAAATTAATTTTTATATTTGCAATTGTACGGTCTAACATTATAAGTACAAAAAGTAATTATTGCCCTTGTTTATGAAGTTGAAGTTAGACCCAACGGATTGAGCAGGGGTATTTTTATATAAAAAAATTAAGATTATGGAAGAAATTATTTTACAATGTGTTGAAAGTAAAAATGACAAAATGATTGTTTCAATTGGAACTAATATTTGTTTTGAAGTTATTGAAAACGATACATCAAAGACTGTTTGTATTAACACAAAAGATGCTGCTAAATTAATACATTATTTATCTATTTATTTATTTAATGAGTTATGAGCGGTTGGATAAAAATACATAGACAAATTATAGATTGGGAATGGTTTACTGATACAACTACTTTTCGTGTTTTTTTACAATTGCTACTAAAGGCAAACCACAAAGAAAAAAAATACAGGGGTATGGTTTTAAAGGTTGGAACTATAATAACTTCAAGGGATATTTTAGCATTTGAAACAAGTTTAAGCGTACAGCAAGTAAGAACAGCTTTAGACAAATTAAAATCAACCAACGAAATAACCATCAAAACAAGTTCACAAGGTACTATAATTGAAGTAGTTAACTACGCTAAATATCAACTTGTAACCAGCGAAGTAACCAATAAACAACCAACAAGTAACCAACAAGTAACCACTAACAAGAATGATAAGAAAGAAAAGAATGAAAAAGAAGTGATTTTGGATAGTTGGATTGAATACAGGAAGTCAGCAAAAAAGACTTTAACACAACAAAGCATAAAATCTATTTTAGTTAAAATGGAAAATTATACAAATGAACAATGTAAGTTTGTAATAAACAAATCAATCGAACAAGGATGGCAAGGTTTGTTTTGGGACAACATACAAACAATACAAGAAGTTAACGAACCTAAAAAATGGAAAGCACCGTGGAGTTAAATGGCTATAAAATAACCGAAGCAGGAGACGTAATTACTCAACTATTTAAGTATAGAGACAATTACAACAATAAAGGCAAATATTTAGGATTTAAAAGTTTGCACGAACATTATTCTATGAGTTTAGGAAATTGTACGGATTGGACAGGTTTTCCGATGAGTGGTAAAACCCAAGTATTAATGGAATGTTTAATGAACACTTCTAAATTTTATGGTTGGAAGCATTTAGTTTACTTTCCAGATGTTGGTTCTAATGTAGAAATAATTGCTGATTTAATACATAAGAAAACAGGCAAGAGTTTTAACCCACAAGATAGAAACACGATTGAAGATAAAGAAATAACACAAGCTATTGATTGGGTTTTAGAACATTTTAAGGTATTGACTAAAAAAGATGTTAAGGCAAAACTAACGCCAATTCAATTTTGGGATATGGCTGTTGAACTAAAAAAACACGATGAACTACACACAGCTTCAATTGATAGTTGGAAGGACTTAAACCACCCATATAACGATTACGGTGGCTATGCACAATATTTAGAATATGTTTTGCCGTATAGAAACCAAATAGCAGAAGACAACGATTTACATTTGCATACAATTATACACCCTAAACTAACTGAAAAAGAAAACGGAAAAAGAAACGCTCCTGTTCCTTACGATTTAAAAGGTGGCAGCGAATGGTTTAATAGCGGTAAATGTATGATAACAGTACACAGGCAAGACCCTACATTTAATTTAGCTGAATTACACTTTAATAAAATTAAACCACGTTCAAACGGAAATATTGGAATGATTGAAATTTGGTTTGATAAAGAAAAATTGTGTTATTTTGAACAATCAAATCCAGCGCCTAATGTGTATGAAAAAACTTTTGCTTGTAAACAAACAATTTAAAAAATAAAAAAATGGAACTTGACTTATTGAGCAGTAGAATAAACTTAAACCACACTTGTTTAAAATTACAAGTAAGTATAGACGAAATAAAAACGAAACACCCAAACCGAACTGACTTAATAAGTTCAATGGAGCAAAGTTTGTACGAAATAAAAAAAGCAATGGTTGTTTACCAAACGTTAGAAAAAGAATTTAGAGCGACAAGACAAATTAACTTTGATTTACAACACATAAATTTAGAGCAGATGCAGGAAATACAAAATTTTAAAAGACAAATAGAGTTAAACAATATGGAACTTTGAAAACACGAACTAAAAAATGTTTTAACTGCAAAGAAGAATTTACACCGTTCAGCACCTTACAAAAGTTTTGTTTAAAAAACGAATGTATAAAAGCAATGGTAGAAACGCAAAAGTTAAAGGAATGGAACAAGAAGAAAAAAAAATTAGTTGAAGACTTAAAAACTGCAAACGACTATTTAAAAATAGCGCAACAAGTATTTAATAAATTTATTCGTTTTCGTGACGCTGGATTAAATTGTATATCCTGTAACAAACCTTGTAAAAAAGAAAATGCCGGACATTACTATTCGCAAGGTGGACATTCAAACGTAAGGTTTGACGAAGACAACGTACACTTGCAATGCGAAGCTTGTAACACTTACTTAAGCGGTAACTTACTTAACTATCAAATAGGTATAGAAAAACGAATAGGAGCGCAAAGATTAATGGAACTTCAGGCGAAAGCACACGATGTTAAAAAATGGACAAAAGACGAATTAAAAGAATTAATAAAAATTTATAAAAATAAATTAAAAAAATAGTTGTTTATTAAATAACTTTATTTATATTTGCATATACTATTAACTTAAATTATTTAACTATGAAACATTTATTTAAAAGTTTAGCAGAATTTCAACAAGAAGTACCTGTTATTCACAAAGCAACACAAGGTTACGGTTACACTTACGCCGATCTTCCAAAAATCTTTGAAGTTATTAATCCACTTCTAAAAAAACACGGTTTAGGGTTTACGCAATTAATTAACGGAACACAAATTGCAACTTGTTTATTTCACGTTGAAAGTGCTGAAAGTATCGAAAGTAAAATTGACATACCGCAAGGAGTAATTTTAAAAGGAATGAACGAGTTCCAAGTATTAGGAAGTGCAATTACTTATTTAAGACGTTACGCATTAAGTTCGATGCTTGGTTTAGTTACGGACAAAGACACAGACGCAAGTGGCGAACAAGTAAAACACGAACCAAAGAAACCAGCTATTGACAACGCACGTTTTCAAAAAGCTATTGACGCAATTAGCAAAGGAGAATATACAGTTGAAGAACTAACAACAAAGTTTAGTTTAACTGAATTACAAAGCAAAAGTTTATTATTAATTAGTAACCAATAAAACAAATATATAATGTTTAATTTAACACAAGCACCAATGGCGAACAATAGTACCCAAGTGCAAAACAACAAAGAAGTAAACAAAGTTTACAGGACTAATGATTACGGTTTATTTAAAAAAATTAATGGCAATAGAGTAGTTAATAAATTACATTTAAACAGATTAATTGAATCAATTAAAAATTATGATTTAACTCATGCAGCACCAATAGTTGTAAATAAAAAGTATGAAATAATAGATGGACAGCATAGATTTGATGCTTGTTCAACTTTAAATAAACCAATTTATTATATTATTGTTGATGGAGCTTTAAAAGAAGTGCAGATTTTAAATCAAAATACTAAAAATTGGAAATCAGAAGATTATATAGAGGGTTATTGTGACCTTAAAATGTCAGAATATATTTGGTTTAAAGATTTTTGGAAAACAAATAAAATTAGTTGCGAAGCTGCTGGTAGTATTTCTTTAAATTTAACTCATGATAAAATTGGAAATATTTTAAAATCAGGAAATTTAAAAATATCTAATAAAGATGAAGCAAATAAAAGAGTAAATTATTTTCATCAATATCGTAAATTATATGATGGCTCTTATACAAGATTATTTGTAAATGCAATTATTATGATAGAAAAAATAGATGGTTTTTCTCATGATAGAATGCTACAAAAATTATCTTATCAATCAGACAAATTAAAAGCTACTACAAAAGCTAGAGCTTATTTAGCTATGATAGAGGAGATATATAATTATAGAGAAAGAAAAGAAAATCATAAAAGATTTTTTTAATATGAAAATACGTTGTTCAGCATTGGGGCGGTTGATGACCGCTCCACGCACCAAGACCGAGACATTAAGCAAAACAGCAAAGTCTTATATTCAAGAATTGGTATTAGAGAAGAAATTCGGCATTAAGAAGGAATTTAGTTCACGTTACACGGACAAGGGTTTACAATGCGAAGACGAAGCAATAAGCTTGGTAAACAATGTTTTAGGTTTAGGGTTTATTTTTAAGAACGAAGAACATTTTAACAACGATTGGATTACAGGAACACCAGACGTAAACACAGATGAAATTTTACTTGATGTCAAATGTAGTTATGAAGCACATAATTTTCCGTTTTTTGAGGATGAAATACCAAATTCTGCTTATTTTTATCAATTACAGGGTTACATGTGGTTAACAAATAAAACTGAAGCATTGCTTTGTTATTGTTTAGTAAACACACCAATAGAGATAGTTGAAGATGAAGTAAGGCGAGAACACTGGAAACATTTTAAAATTGACGAAGATTTAGAAATTAGAGAGTATGTAGAAAAAAAGCATAACTTTGACCATTTACCGGATCTAAGTAAAGTAAAAGTCTTTAAAGTTGAACGGGACGAAACTGTAATATGGGAAATACAAACAAAGGTTGAAGAAGCAAGAATTTATTTCAATAGCTTAATAGAAACAATATGAAAGCAATACTTGAATTTAATTTACCTGAAGAAAAAGACGAATACGACTTTGCAAACAATGGCTTATACTATTATTTGGCGCTATTTGAGTTTGACCAATGGTTAAGAAGTGAATACAAATACAACGGCAACGAAGCAATGTTTGAAGTAAGGGAAAAACTAAACGAATTTATTAACGAAAACAATATAAAAATTTAAATAAAAACAAAATGGAGCAGAAAAACAACACCGGTGCAATTTTTAAAAACGACAACAAAAAAGCGGAAAATCATCCGGACTACAAAGGCAAGGTAAACGTAAATGGTAAGGAGATGGAAGTAGCTTTATGGCTAAAAAATTCAGCCAAGGGGGTTAATTATTTTAGTGCAAGTTTTAGTGAGCCATATATTAAAACAGATGGGCCACAATACAAAACGCTGGATGTAAAAGACGATTTACCTTTTTAAGATGTTGATCCAAGACGAGCAGTTAAAAACTGAAGTAAAGAAAATTTTAGGTTTAAAAACACGGAATAAAATTGTAAAAGAAATACAGGGAAATGGGAACAAGTTTCATTTTTTTCAACTTACCAACTTTCTGGAAGGCAAAGACGTTTCGCTGTCAACATTAAAAAAAATAGATAATTTTATAAGCAAAGAAAATTTATAAGATATTTATTGTTAATAAAAAAAAGTTTTTTTTCTAATTATAATAGTTTAGTTTGTTATTTTTACCCCATGAACATACTAACCTACATTGCAATATCATGGTTTCTAGTAAACTTTGAGCCATTACAGCTACTGATTGATTCAATCTATAGCAAATTCAAACCTAGCATTCTAGCAATGTATCTGCATTCCTCTGCTACCTGTATTAAATGCGTATCTTTTTGGCTAACATTAATTTGCACCTTTTCTTTTATTGAAGCAGCTATTGTAGCCTTACTATCGTTTATATTACAGGAATGTTTACAGAAGCTGAGCAAGTAATAATACAACAGGTATTCAGTTTAGCTGAGAAAGAACAGTCTTATAAGATTAATCTAATAAAACTCAAAGCTATTAAAGATAGGCTAGTTAGTTATGAAAAGGAATGCTTTTGCAGTAGTGTAAGAAGAAAGATATGGCTTAAGGATTTCAAGCAATGGTATGAGACCTATACTTGACCAATACATAGCAGCTCACTATAAAGAGATAAGGAAATACACTAACTATTTTCTAGTTATAATGAAGTCTACAATATCTGCCGATGCTGTAATAAATAACTCTTTTATTTATTTATGTAATATAGATAAAGAGGTAACTGATCCAGGTAAGGTGAAAGCATATCTATTAAATACTATTAAGATGCAGATACTATGGTCTACATCCCTAACTAATAGGCAGGAGAGAATAACAGCTACTGATAGTACTATGCCTATAATGATGGATGATGATACGGATTTATACGATAAGATACGAGATGATATGCAGTATCAGAACAATATGGCAGTGATAGAGACATATAGAGGTAGGATTACAGATAGGATTAAGCTGATAGTGTTCCAATGTTACTTTGATAAAGGATACAGTACAGCTAGAGCAATGGCAGAATACTTTAAGATACCTGTTACATCTGCTCACTATTGG